TGGTGACGCGGCCTGCAGCTCTGCGTGACGTGCCGTTTCGGCGCGTCGGCACTTCCGCCATCACGGCCTCGACCTTGTAGGCCTCCGCGAGCACGCGGTCCCGTTTCGGGGCTTCTGCTGCTGCCGCGGCGCGTACTGCTTCGGCTTCGCTGACCATCGCGCGGCTGATGGCCTCGGACTGTAGGAGTGCCTCAATCGACGGATTGTTGCGCACCAGTTTGACTGCCATGTGTCACCTCCGTGAGAGTGCGACGGCCGTGCCGCGCGGCCACGGTGAGGACGGTTCCTCCACCGTCCATGTCCCGCCGAGAGGATGCTCGGCCGGGACGCGGACGACGTCTCCGACGTGCAACGTCACTCCCCTGGGCAGGTAGAGCGTCGCTGTCTCGTCGGCTCGTTCGGAGGCTGCCTGGTCGAGCAGCCCCGGCACCGTGAACTGGCCGGGCGCGATCAGGCACCCGGCGATGAGGCGTGACGCTGTTTCCTCGACGAGGTACCCGTCCTCGTTGCGACGGACACTGCCCTCGACTTGGATCGGGGTCCGCCATTCCTCCATCACGTCAGCCGCCCCCCATCATCCAGACGTGCCCGGCGCGGCGCGGACGATACGAGTCCGCGAGCGCCTGGTCGTCGGGGGATAGGAGTGCCTGGCCGCCGACCGCCCAGGTCGCGTACTGGCGGGACTGTGTAAACGGCCCCGTCGTATCGGTCATTTGTGTTGCCCCTTGAGCGGCGGCGTCGGGGATGAGGAGGATGCGGCGCGCGCTGTCAGCAAGCTGAAGGCGCACCGCTGCGGGCACTGCGGACAGGCCCGCAGTGTAGGTGACGACGACGAAGTCTCCGCTCCACGGGTACACGTAGATGTACCCATGGCGCTGCGCATACCGCACTGGTGCTCCCTCGTCAGTGAAGACCGCGAGAACCTCCACGAGCGGCGCCCGGGTGGGGAACACCCTGCCGACGGCGTCCACCTTCAAGCGGTGTACATACGTCTCGACCATGAAGGATTGGCGTGCCCTCTTCCTGAACGCTTCGGAGAGCTTGTCCGCGACGAAGAGCGCCCGAGGCTTCTCCTCGTCGCTGAGCGTACGCCCGAGGGCCGCCTCGATGTCCTCGAGGTCGACGAGAGGAGTACTCACGTTCGCCCTCCTCTACCTCTTGGGTTTCTTGGCGGGTTCCTGCTCAGGCGGATCACTGCCGGGGGCTGCCTCCTCGAGGATGCCCGCCGTGATCATTGCCGTGGCGACCTCGTCCGCAAGCTCGAACTCGATCCCGTTATCACCTCGAACGCGCATCATGCCGCCTTGAAGACCTGGATCGCCTTGGGACGCAGGACTGCACCGCCGTAGACGTGCAGGCCACGAACTCGGTCCGCGAAGGTCTGCTCAGCACGCATACTCTCGGTCTTCTCGACCTGGGACACGTAAGCCACGGACGGCTTGTGGAAGCCGATCGCCATGGGCTTCGTGTTATCGAGCCAGGGGCTCGTGACCACGTCGAAGCCCAGGAGACGACCGATAGACGCCTCGCGGAGGCCGTCCGTCATGTTTGACTTGTCGAAGCTGGTGAGCTTCGAACCGTCGGAGAGGAGGAACTCCTCGAACGCCGCGTTGATCAGCAGCGTTCGATCCATCGCGGGGACCTTCTCAGCCGAGAGATTGCCGCGCAGCTTCAGGATCGCAGCGTATGCCGACGCCCAGTCCGTCGGGTTCGCGATGCCCGTCACCGCCGTGCCCTTTGATGTCAGCATCGCGGTCAGGAAGGTCTCCGCGTCTTCAACGAGTGCTGCCGCCGCCGACTTGGTGTAGGCATCCATCGACTGGTTCGCCTGCGCGGCGTCGATGTCATCGACCAAGAAATCAAAAGCCTTCTCTTGGTCAATGGTGATCTCGATGCCCGTGGACGCCACGGCATCGGGGATGGTCGTGCGCGGTACCTTAGCGCCACCAGTCCCAGTGACTGCGCCGGTCTTGTAGTCCTTGACCTGCACGTCAACGACTCCTGGGATGTGAAGCTTCGAGCCTGCCGTGAAGTTCTTCTCGTATTCACGGTTCGCCATCCCCACCAGTACGGCGTCGTTGTGGAAGTTTTCCAGGATGGAGGCGGACCACAGTTCCGGAATGAAATTGTCGAGGCTCATCACCCCTCCTTTCCGGGCACCCTTATGCGATGCCCATGATGTCGTTCAACTGCCCGTCCTTACGGGCCTTGAGGATCTCTGCGGGGGACATCTTCTTGAGGTCCTCCCTAGTCAGCTGCTTAGCAGCTCGAATCTGCTCACCACGAATGCCTGCGTCAGACGAGGGCGCCCCCTTCGGGACCTGCGCTCCACGCCACGCGATGAGACGCTCAGCAGACGCCCTCAGCTCTTCCTCTGACGAGCCAGACAGCAGGTCCGCGTCTACGCCGGTCGACGCCGCGACCGTGGCTCGCATCACCTCGGCCTCCATTGCTGCAGCGCGTGCCTCAGCCTTCGCAGCCGCCTCCTGCGCCTTCTGGAGCTCGGACTTGCCCTGCTCTTGCGCTTCGTCATAGAGCCTCGCCTTTTCGGCGTTCTCCTTCATTCGCGCTTCATTCTTGCGGGACAGTTCCTTCCACTTGCGGGCCTCAGCCTCCCAGTCAGTCTCCTGCGCCTTTTCGGCAGCGCCGCCAGCCACAGGGGCGTCCTGCGAGTCGGAGGCCTCCCCTCCTGCATCTGCGGACGGGGTGCTGATAAAGCGCAGGCGAGGGCGGTAAGACAGGTGGTTCTTCATGGTGATTCCTCCCATTCCGGGTACACGAAAGCCCCCACGCCATTCCGGCTGGGGGCTGGTTGGGTATCAAAAAACCGACCCAGGCATTGCGCCCATGGTCGGCGAATTTGAGCTATATGAAGTGAGGACATCCTGACTGCCCGATGGGGCTGCCTAATGTCCTCACCGCTAGGATACTACACTCATGGAATGTGGACAATATTTCCTGCGTGATCTATGACAATTACTTGGGTAAGATGACGCCCCTGCATACTTCGCCGGATATACAGGATCGATTCCTCATCGTCGAGTTTGCTACGGCGTAGGTCGAGGACCAGGCGTTCAGCCTGTTTCCCCGCTCGCTTCATCTGCGAATCGATGGTGTTCTTGCCTTGCCCCTTGGGTGCTTTGAACTCCCAGACCTGCTGATTCATTTCCGCGTCTGGGTTCTTCGCGCTTGTATCGCGCGAATCTATGCGGAACAGCACGTTCGCTCCCGTTTCCGCCAGGCGCAGCGCCGTGAGCACCTCATGCTCACTGGGCGCTTCTCTGACCGAAACCGCCGGGATGAATACACGACCTGTCCCTCTCTCGGGATGTAGGAACTCTCCGGGAATCCCCGTTACGTCCCCACCCTCATACTGAAGCGTCTTGTGCCATTTTTCGGCAGGGACACTCATCAGGTGCTTCAGCCGATCGGAGTCATCCGGCGGCTGGGCCGTGGCCTTCTTCGGGGGCTTGGGAGGCTTAGGCGGCTCGGCCCCACCTGCCTTGGGCTTAGGCGTTGGCTTGGCCTTGGTCTGCGCCCACGACAGCGTTGGCCCGTACTCGCCGTGTTCGCTGACCGTCAAGAGCTTCCGATAATCCGGAGTACGCCCATCTCGGTCCGAGACGCCGAGGCGGTCCGCCGTGATCTGGTGAACCTGCTCGAGCAGGTCCCCATCAATCACCTGATTCACCGCCAGGCCGGGAGGGAGCGGTTGCACCCCGCAGTCGCAGCCCGGGTGAATCGGCATCAGATCACCACGGTGATAACGCTGCGTCGACGCGACCACACACAAAGCGCAATTCTCGCGCCCCGTGAGCACACGCCGATAGTACTGCCCCTCCTCCGGGTAGGATCGCATCGACTGACGCGACGCATGCACCTTCGCCAGCTGCATGTCCCCACCGATCAGCTGCGTCAGCCTCAGCCGCCCCTCAGCCGCAGCCTGCGGCAGAGGCTTACCAGCCGCGAGCGCGGTGTACACGTCGACGGCTGGGCGCCGGTAGACGGTGCGCGGGTCGACACCGCGAGCGCCAATGATCTCATCCTGATCGATGGGCGGGAGGGTCACCTTCCAACCGAGCTCGACCGCGCAGCGGGCGAGGTAGGCGCGGGTCAGGTCAGCGACACGCAGCTGTCCCGCGACCACTCTGGGGGTGATTGCCTCGATCATGTCCTCGACGGCGCTGGCGCGGTAGTGCGGCAGGGAGTCCCAGTAGGATTCCCCAAACCGCGTGATCTTGGTGCGGATTGCGTGGACCTGGCTGTCGTACGCCTCAGCGAGGCGGTTGAGCGTGTCCAGGTCAGTCACGTCAGCCTCCTCACCAGATCACCAGACGCCCTACGGTGTCGGTGTTGTAGGCGCTTGGTTTTGCCTGTCCTGCAGGGAGAACGCGAGCGCCAGTTGCTCCTCAGCCCGGCGCTGCTTGTCCTGCGCGATCTGCTCCGGCGAGTAGCCGAGAATGTTGCGCTGGATTGTCTCCAGAGCCTCTCCTGCGTTGCGGGCCTGCACGGCGGCCGCGTATTTCTCCGTGAGAGATACAGCGTGCGGTGGGACGAACAGGACCTCCACGGTCTCTGACTCGTCCAGCGTGTATCCCTCGACCGCGAGTGCCTTGACGACGAGGTAGGCGAGGGCGGGTTTGAATCTTTCGATCCTGTCGCCTGCCTTGGAGAGGAGTGCCTTCTGGGGTTGCTCGGCACCCGCTGCCGATTGGTTCGCGGAGTCCGGGAGCATGATTGATAGGGGCGTTGCGGTCTCGGCGGCCAGCTCCCTCCAGTCGTCCTTCGTGGCGTTCAAGATCTCCGTGATTTGGGTCTGGGAGGACTCCCAGATTTCCACGCCCGGGGGTAGTTCCCATAGTGCGGCGGGCGAGGGTTCGAAGATCGCCTGGTAGTCAATGGCGTTCCCGTCCTCGTCCTCGGACGGCAGGCCCGCCGACCCCTCAGCAGACTTGAGCGCTCGCTGGCGGAACGCTTGCATGCTGATAATGACGATGCGTTGGAGGGTCTGCCAGTTGATGCGGTCGATGAGGTCGAGCACGTGCTCGAACTCACCCATACCGAACCGGTTCTCCAGGACGATGACCGGGGGTGCGCCCTCGTAGGATTGGACGCCACTGGGGTCGATTCGCCAGTCCCCGGACACCCGAGAGATCAACTGCCGCGACTTGTCGTATGCCGATCGCGTGTAGGCCAGGCGCATGCCCGGCACCCACATCACCAGATGATCCACGCCAGCCACTGGATCGCGCCAGACCTTGACGGCCGCGAGCGCACGCCACGGCCTCACCGGATCCGGTTCCACATACATGTGCTCTGGCCGCTCGTATGTGACGCATGCGCGGCCGTCCTCGTCCTGGGTGACCAGGATGTAGCCGCGCCCCAGGGTCGCTGCGTCCCAGATCGCATCTGCGAAGACGACCTTGAGTCGGTTGTCCCGCCAGATGCGCGCGGCGGCATGAGCGGCCGGGCTGTCCTCGTTTGCTCCGACCGTCACCCCGTTGGGGATGAGACGGTCCGCGAGCGCCGAGACCACGAGCTTGCCGGGGTTGGTACGCGCCCGACGCTGGAACTTCAGCCACGCCTTGGCGAGGTTGGGACCCATCTCGGGCAGGGGAGAGGACCCGTTTGTGTATGAACGCAGCAGGTCCGTTCTCGGGCGCTCTTTGTCCATACGTGCGGTGAGGAAAGAGAGCCACTCCTCGGGGGTCTTGGTCATGAGGTGGGGCCTCCCTTCCCTCGTGTGTTAGTAGAGTCGTCTGGGCGCGCGGCGCGCGGTCGGCTTGGCTGCTCCCTTACCGACCGCGTCGAGGCCCGCCTTATAGGCGAACATCGCACCCCAGACCGCGTCGACCTTCGAGTAGTCCTGGTCGTCAGCAGGTTTGACCAGGACGTAGCCTGCTTGGCGCGGTGACTTCCTCGCGTTGAGGAAGTGCGCTGTCATCGTCGGGTCGCCGTCGTATGTGATGAGACCCTGATGGATCGCCGAGAGCAGCTGTGCGAAGTTCTCGCACGTCTGGCTCACGTTCCTCTGTGGATAGCGGATTGGCTCGGATGCGCTGATCTTGGCGCGCAGGCGGCGCAAGTACTTGGCCTCCCAGGTCTTGACGTCCTGTGCCCAGCCCGCTGAGGGGTCGGCGTAGAAGCCAACGACGTTGTGCCGTTCGAAGACTTCACGCACGGTTTGCTCGATCTCCAGGCGCGGGGGCTGCCAGCCCTCGCCTGCCGGCCCGTCCGGCTGCGCCCAGATCCCGACCTTGAACAGGTGCTTCTGGGTGATCGAGTAGCCGATCAGGACTGTCGCGTCGGCAATGCCGATCTTGCGGCCTTCGGACCCGTCGAAGCCGAGCGTGATCGGCTCCGTCGAGCTGATGCGTTTGTCGTGGTCTTCGATTGCCCTCAGCTCCGGCATCGTCAGCCAGGCATCCGAGGCGCTGTTGATCTGGTTAAGGAAGTCCGCGCACATGTCAGCCGGATCATTGTCCGGGTGCCAGAACGAGTCTGCGATGCGCTCGAGGTCGACCCAGCCTGGTTCACACTCTGGATCATGGATCGCACAGCCACGCGGGTCACGAGCCGAGTCTCCGTAGGCGATCCGCAGGCCCTCAATGAGGGACTCGCGATCCGTGATATCGGTATCCAACGGGGCTTGCCGGTGGTCGTAGTAGAGGCCACGAGCGGCTTCCTTCTTGACCTTCCCGGCTTTCATCAGCTCGTAGAACCTCGCGGTTGTTTCCGCGACCGAACGCTCACCGATCGTGTAAGCGTTCGGAGTTTCGATTGTGAGGCCCCCGAGCTTGTCGGCGTTCGAGCGCAGAGTCTTTGCGAGCTTCGGGCCGCCGTTGCTCGGCAGCCATGTTTCCGTCTGGTCCATGACCGCCATGACGGCCTTGGCTCCCTTGACGGACGTCGCCGAGGACGTTCTCTTCTCGATCCGCCCCCTCCGCAGAGCAACGAACGAATCCATGGGATCAATGCCGTACTCGTCCTCGGCGGGGGACCCACGCAGCATCTCCAGCAGCGGGTCCCAGGTATTGGCGGTTTGGTCATCCGTCGTCGCCGTGACCTGCACGATAGGGGTACGCCGCGTCGACCACGGCACACCGACCGGCTGCCCCTCAGCGTCCCACCCATCGCACAGGACAGGTCCAAGCGCCTCAGCGCAGCAGATCGCCGCAAGAAACGGCGACTTTCCCCAGCCACGAGGCCGCGACAGGACAGCCCTCTGCTTGACGCGACGGCCCGTCTGCGGGTTCAGCTCGTAGACCGCGACCAGGAAATCCAGCTGCTCTTGCGTGGGCACGAACGGAATCTGCTCATCCCCGTCCTTATCGGGAGCAAGCAGATATGTGGTCATCCAGTCCGCAACGTCGTATCCGAGCGTCGGGAACTCATCATCCTCGTCGATCGGCTTCCAGGGCACGCTACACCGCCCTCAACTTCTTCTGCCGTCTGCGCGCACGCGCAGAAACGGGCGCCACATCATCAATGGCACTGTCGGCGTCGTCTTCGAGGGTATCGGCCACCGCGAACTGGATACGCAGCCGCGCACGATCCTCCGGGGTCGCACCGAACTTCGCCACACGCAGCCGAAGTTCAGCTGCGACCTTGATGTCACCCTTCCAGTACTGGGCGTGTAGATAGGCCGTGTCCATGAGGAAGGCCCAGTCTGTCTCGGTGTACTCAGCTGCGAGAGGCGATTCCCCCCACATCTTCCACCAGCGCTTCGTGATCGACGGCCAGACGAAGCGCTTCTTCTTCGGGACGCCGAACTCATCGGTGACGACCTGCTCAATAACGGGGAGCGCCGGCTGCTCCACGGGCTGCGCCGTGATGATCCGAAGCACCTGCGGGTCCTTATTCCGGCGGGCGCGCGAGCCTTGCGGCTTCGGCGCGGGACCGCGACCAGCCACACAGATCACCCCCACTCAAACCGCAGAATATCAACGAAATAAGCGTTACAATAGGACTCATGAGAACGTGCGAACACTGCGGACGCCAGCTCAAAGCCTGGGCGCGAGCCGACGCGCGCTTTTGTTCGACTCGCTGCCGAGTCGCTCATCACCGCTCGACCCGAGCCGACGAAGCCGCCTGCCTCCCCGTCGAGCTGACGGCCCGCGCCCGCTGGGTCAACCACATCAATAAACGCCCCACGTGCGCACGCACGGGCGCGTGGGCATCCGTCACCGACCCGACGACCTGGAGCACATATGAGGCCGCGAGCGCGACCGGCGCACCCCTCGGCTTCGTCCTCGGCGACGGCGTCGGCTGTATCGACCTCGACGGCTGCCTCGACGAGAACGGCATCCCCAACGACGCCACGCGCACGCTGCTCGCGTACTACGAGGGCTCCTACATCGAGATCTCACCCTCGGGGCGAGGCCTGCACATCTGGGGCACCGCAGCCCCACGCCGCGGCTTCAAGAGAGAATGGAAAGGCCAGAGAATCGAGTTCTACTCGACAGGCCGATACATCACCATCACCGGCGACGTGTACCAGCCGGGAGCGCTCCTGCCCCTGTAACCAACGCCCTCACCCTCACATACTGAGGTCGGGTTTCGCGCAGCGTCTCAACGAAAAGTGCTCCCCTAAAAATCTCCAGACCCGTACAAACTTAAACCTACAGCTCTTGACGGTCTGTTTGTTGGGGTGGGGAGGGGGTCCCTGGTAGGGGGTTAGCTGATGAGGCCGGGATGCTTGCGCTTGCGCGGTGCGTTGCGCGCACGCTCAGCAGCTAATGCAGCCGCAGCTTCCCGCTGCGTCTTACGCTTGTGATGCCACGCACACAACCACTGCAAGTTTATCGCTCTGTGGTCATCACCTGGTGCGACGTGGTCACAGTCTGTGCCAGCTGCAGGGCATCGTGTGCCGTCGTGCAGCAGCGCCTCGCACCGGCCACCAGCGCGAGCACGGACGAATGCGCGGCGCTCATCCCAGTCAGGCGGGAGCCGCGACGCGCGATCGCTCGATGACCACGCCATGACGCTTCATCCTCTCGGAGCTCGTCGTGTCCGGCGGGTACACGAAAGCCCCGGGTGATAACCACCTCGGGGCTTGTTCGACACTTCTGCCGCTGGCACAAATGTTACAACTGCCATGCGGCGCTGTCAATCAACCTGCACCTGGTTCGCGTGTCGTGTCGTGCGACGTCGGCGCGACGAGGCCGCAGCGGCCAGCACATCTTCGACTGCTACCCATACGGAGCCGCCTACCTTGACCGACCGCACTCGGCCTGCTGCCGCCCACACCCGGATCGTTGACGCGGGGAGGCCGGGCACACGCTTCGGCACGTCGCACTGTCGTTCCCACTCCTCCCCCGCCACGATCATGCCGACGGCTCCTCGGTCCTTGCTGACATGCGAGCTACCAGGATCGACCAGGCACGCAGTCGTTCCCAGTCCTGGGAGGACAGGACGCGCCCGCAGGAGATGCGCGAGCAGGTGACCTGCTCTTGCCCGCCGACGACTCGGACGGGCGTGACCACGAGCGAGTAGGCGTTGCACGACGGGCAAGCAATATCCTGCACGCGCCGCTCTGGTTCCTCAACGGCCCACCTCGCGCGCGCTCCGGCGTCGAGCCTGGCTAGGTCGGCAAGCATCTCGGGCGCCCACGGTGCGGCCGCAACACGGTCGAGCAGCGGGTCAATCCACCGCACGAGTTCAGTCAGCGCCACAGGGACACGGATGCCGACCGGCTCTGCCTCCACGAGGTATGCCTCGCCCGTCTCCGGGTCGATCTTGCGCCCAGGAGCAGACCACCACAGACCGGACGGCCGAGGAGCCTCCACACCGATATGCTCGCCTGCCTGGATACACCACGAGGCCAGCGCCGCCGCAAGCTCATCGGCAGCTGCCCGCTGCTGCGGGTACAGCGAGGACGAGCCAGGCGGGCGACCA